GCTACGGTCATTGTATGTTCTGCAGGATTGCTGTCAGTCCAATTAAATGTATCATGACTCCAGTTAACAATAACAGGGTTAACCAATGTAAATCCCTGCCATTTGCGTTTAGCAAACGTATGAATTTTTATATAATTTACAAAAGGAACTACTGGTTCGTTTTCTAAACCATAAGCAGTTAACGGTGGGCCAAGACTTTTACCGTATAATCCTGCTTGGGCTGCGCCGTGATCACCAAATGTATAGCTATACCAGCTTTCAAAAACTTTTCTTGCTACTCCTGAGTTATCATCGTAAAATTTAATATTAACTGGTTGATATGTAATACCAGTCATGATAACATTTTTTTTATTATACTGATTAGCTGTTTCTGTTGTAACTTGAAACTTAGGTGTATCCATTGACTTGATAACAGCACTAAGTTGTGCATTTGAGCCGCCTAGTGTACTGATAACAACATGGTGTTGAAATTTTAATCTAGGAGCTAGAGCAAAATCACCGTCGACAAATGCTCGAGCAGCATGTTGGAAATCTCGTAGAACAGGAGAACCTCCCCCTCCACTATTAAATTGACGATTAGAGTAGCTTGACATATAATTATTTATCTACCATTAACTACTCAGATAAAAACTAGTCGTAAAAAAAGCAGCAAAAGCTGCTTTTTTATTAGATTTAAATGCCACCACCTGGACCAGTTGCAGCAGTACCTAAAGTTCTTGGAACTGGTGCGCCAACACCACTACCAGATGGAATCTGTAAACAGTTATCTGGTTGAATTGATAAATCAATTTGTATTGGAGATTGCTCACCGTATCCTAAGTTTTGATAGTTAGCAGACACGACATAGCATCCATACATTTCCCATGTTTCTAGGATGTTTGGAGTACTTGCACCGTTACCGCCATCTAGTATTTCTAATCTTAACATAAACTTATAATCAATAGCACTTGCAGCACTAGCTTGTTCAAAGAAATCAAACTGTTTCTGCATTTGTTCACCGACAAGTTTTGATACTTGTCCTGTAGCATCGTCACGTAAGCTTACAGCAATAGGTTGCCATGTGTGCTTACCGGCATAATTGATTTTACTGTTGTAAGTCTCAATTACTTGGTTTGCAAACTGTACGTTTGGTCGAGCTACAGTCATTACTTGTTTAGTAAGTTCAGTTGTAGGAGTTGAAACACCAAAGTTTTCAAACATCATTCTAAAACGATATTTGAGCTTAGGCATTAGCATACCCTGTGCGCTAGCACTTTGATCGCTAGCTAAGGGTACTGTAAATCTTGTTAATGTTGCGATTGCCATTTCTTAATGCTCCTCTATATTATAGGCCAGCAATTTCGCCAGTATTCTTCAAGCGTAGTGGAATATAAATGAATTCCACAGCCTTAACTGGTTCAATCGCGATGTCAATCCATAACTCGTTACGATCAATTCTATTAGGTGTATTGTTACTTTCGTCACATACAACTAGGTAATCGTATAGAGCACGTTGTCCTACTAGTTCTAATAGTAAAGCTTCAACCGCTGCCTTAATTTCATCTCTAGTAATTTTATCGTTTGGTTCAAAAATGTATGGTTTAGCTAAGATAGCTAATTGTCTACGTAGATATATGATCAAACGAGCAACGTTAATACGATCTAATGCACTAGCTGCGCGAGCGCGAGTCTTTTGACCGTAGTTAACTAAACCAGTTCCAGTAAAGAACGTAATTGGATTAACTTTTGTTTCGTATAGTGTATCACGTTGACCTGTGTTAAGTGCTACACTTCTAAATTCGCCTTCACTGTTAACATAACCAACTGCTGTAGCATTAGTAATACCACCTCTACGTACACCAGCCGGAGCAAACCATGGATAAGCTACTTGATCGTTAAGAGCAATAACTCTTAACATCATATGGCTTGGCGGAACAATAACATTGTTACCAAAATTATCGCTTGTGAATCCCCATGGATAGAACATAGCCATGTATTCGTCAAAGCTAGCAGCACCGATATCGTTATCTTCAACTGCGCCTAGCTGGTTGTTACCCCAACGTAGTAAGCTGGTTGCGTCAGGTGTTAAACGTGCTGGTGTATCACCGACAACAAACGCAGTTAAGCCCCTGTCATAGTTTAAGTTAACCATTTCACCGATTAGCTCTGGATATCCAGGACAAGCAATTAGGTTAAAGATACGTCCGTCTTCGTCTCGAATTTGTTGATTAGCGTTAACTGTTGCTTGTAATGCTTTAACAATAACTTTACGCTGTGCTTTACGTCCAAAACTTCCTGATCCGTCGTCTTGATTGTTTGATACTGTTACCCAACGATGTGGATAGTAATCAGCCATTGATTCTCCACCGGTATTAGCAGGATCAAAACGAATATTGTCATCTGCTGTATCGATGTAATCTCTACGGAACTCTTTTACATTGTATCCGCTTCGACGTAGATTCCATAATAACATGCCTTTTGGATATAGTGCAGGATCTGGAGCATCAGGATCGAGGTAATCACTAGTTAATAAACTAACAATGTCGCCTGCATCGTCGCTGTTAACACCGCTTGTATTATAACGAGCGTCAGCAAATAGAACACCATCTTCTGTACTTTGGTCAGTTTTATCTAATAACACCCAACGTTTAGCAATTGGAAGATTTTCTAACTCAAAATTAAATCTATAAATTTGAGGGAAATTTTCCATATCGTCTGTACTAATCCATAGATCACCAGTTACTAAAGCACCGCCTTCACTTTGTAATTCTGGAGGTGTAGCACTAACAATTGGTCCGTTTGGATCAGTGTTTGAATAGTCAGCATAATTTTGATAACCAACCCAGTTTGAACCATCATGAATCATGATATCAATTTCGTCAATTACAGAACTATACCATAAACGACCATCAACTGGAATACGTGTTGGTGCGTCAGGGTCAGCAGCATAAACTAACGGAGTCCATGAACTTGCTACATAATCATGTAGGCTGTCACCGACCGGTGCATCAAATACAAATTCAGTACCAGTTTTATAAGTTCCCGAACTTGGTTCGTAGTCGTATGCAGAAATACCATAATCTACTAACGGAGTTCCTGCTCCGTCTTTCATACGGAAGTCACCACCTAACGTATGCTTGATTAGCACTCTATTTTGACTATCTACTTCTGCTTGAATATATGTAAATCCAGCAGCATTAATAGCTTCTGCCATTAGGTCAGCATCGTTAGATGTACCAGTAGTAGTCCAACTTACTGTCTTATAGCTGTATGTTCCATTACCGTCGTAGTCACCTAGTACATTTGTACCTTGTAAACTTTCTGCAATTCTAAAAGATTTTGCTCCAGCAGTGACATTGCCTGGAATTGGAGGTGTAGCTAAAGGATCCCCAACAACTTTTTGTGTTTTGATAACAGTTGCAGTTTCGTAACCGCCTTTCCTCCAAAGCTTCCATGAAGCTAGACGTGGACTGTCATCAGTGCCATTTTCTTCTGTGTAGTTTGTTTGAATATAAAGAGTTCCTACTGGAAGATTTACACCACCACCGGCCTTATCTAAGTTATTAATTGCTTCGTGGCCGTTAGCATATAGTTGTGTATCAACTGATTCCCAAGAACTTGTTGCATCACTCCAACGCTTTACTCTCCAACGAGAACCTAAGTTAGGTTCTGTAGTCTTAATCCAGACAGAACCAGTAGGACGAGGAGCAGCGTTAGATGACTTCCACTGAGGAACTTGAGTGTGTTTGCTAATTGTTAATCGTGGAGCATAATATGTTCCAGTTTTAATACCAAGCACACCTCCTGTGGTTCCTACTAATGTACCTGTGCCATTAGTAATTACTACACTATTTGCTGCTGTACTATCTTCTGGATTATTTCCTTGAGCGCCGTCGCTGTAAATTTCTAATTTACCATTTGATATTGCAGCACTTATTCCTTGTCCTGAAAGGTTGGATATAATTGCATCTTTAACTGATGTTAAAGTAGTACCAGCAGTTATTAATACACCGTTGATATAGAAAGTTTGTCCAACATTAGCATTTAAATTAGGATTAATTGCTGTACTGGTTATTGCTGGCCAGCTCTTAAACCAATCATTAGATCCAACTTGTACCCACTGTCCTGGGTCTTGGCCAGGAGCAATACCTCTACTTCTGTACCATAACTTGCCAGGAACCGATGTTGTTAACTTTGGAGTATCTGGGTCATCGTCGACCATGACTACTGCATAATCACCAATAGCGCCAACTGATGCAGCTGGGCCGCCTGTAGCTGGATCAACTTTGGTTGAGTCAGTGATAACACGAGGAACTTTATTTGTAAATTTCTGACCACCACGTGTAGTAATAGGTGCGCCGTTCCATTCAAATATACCAAATGCTGTAATACTTGTATCTAACCAATGTGTTCCATTAGCTGGTGTTGAATCTGGTTCAGTAGCACGAGCATCTAGTTGATTTAGGTCTAAGTCAGCACGTACAACAAATGCACGATTGCTAACACCTAATAAACTATAGGCTGCTTGTAAACCGTATTCATTTTGTTCTCCAGCATGAATAGGATTATTATTGGCGTCGGTCTTAAAAATTGGATCGCCAAATGTATCACCTAAATCACGCTGACTTGTTAGAAGATATACTTCTCCAGCGTTGGCTTTAAGTGTGCCCGGGGCGGTTCCGGTGCCTCCGCTGTTTGGTTTGTTTTCAGCAGAAGCAACAATTACTAGTGGTACTGTGCCAGGAGCTGCTGGTGTATAAAACGATTCGTCAATTACCTTGACTTCTACGCCTGGTGAACTTAATGCCATCTTGGAATCTCCTAAGGTTTTTGTTCTACTAGTATTTAT